GATACGTTTACAAATAAATTCTAGTCGTAGTCTATATTGTGTAGATAACATACGGCACTCATTTCCACGTAATTATTTAGAACCATGAAAAAAGGGACCCGAAGGTCCCCTTGGGTGTTCCGACTTTCGTAGAGACCGCACGAAAGGTCTCAACGTTATTTATCAGAAGCTGTACTTCAAACCGAGTTTGGTTCCATAACCACGGTCGATGTCGCTGTCGCCACTACCAACGAAGGAGACTTCGCCATATGCTCCAAGAGCATCGGTCAAACCGATACCAACGCCTGCCTTACCAGAAGGAACGGTGTCGCTCTCAGCACCATCAGGAGAGACTACAGTAGCGCCGCCTTGGACGTAGTATGAAGCGTTCTCGCCAAGAGCGCCTTCATAACCTACGTGAAGGTCAGTCGCGGTTCCGTTGTAGCTGGATCCCGTGAAACCGGAGTTGGCTTCTACGTTAACGTAGGGTCCTGCGAAAGCAGCACCAGCAGAGACGGACAGGGCAGCGGTTGCTGCGAATACAGATTTGATCATTGTTGTTTAATTACCTTTGTTTACTTGCGGAATTTATACCCGCAGATGATGGATCGGTTCGACTCCCGATCGCATGAATATATTATAGCAGAAGACGCTCGATGCGTCAACCAGGTTATGCAAGTAATTGCGGCACTCGCCTGATTTGCTACAAGAGTAATTTATCACACCATAACCCTAAAAGCAATGGGGCTTGTGCCAGTTTACTATCAGTATCAGTGATCGTTTAGTTAAGTAAAATTAATGCGCCTGTGATTGTAACGTTTCCTAATGCCGACATTGTAACGTTACCACCACCAGCAATAGTCATTGCTCCAGTGGAACCAACAATCATTGGTCCGGTAGAAGTCATTGTTGATGCACCAGTTGCTGCTGATACGATTGCTCCACCTGCTGTCGTGGCAATAGCATCTGTTGCTTTAATTGAAACACCACCAATAACAGTATTAACACTATAAGAAGTATCTCTTGCTTTAATTAACGGTGGCACTGATGGTTTTCCAGCAATGACAGTTTGTGCTATGCCACCAACCCATTGCTTATAATCACCAAGAATAGACCAATTAACATGTCCAGGTGAAACAATGTTTTGTGATGCTCTAGGGTCAAACTGTACAGATGTTTCTTCACCAGCACCAAATGTCATCTTCTGACCAAAGATAATATCTTTTTTATTGTCTACAATTTGCTCAATAGTGCCAGCACTCATTTGAATAGTACCACCACCATTAGATCCTGCCTGAATGAATACTTGTGATTTTCCAATCAAAAATAATTCTTCTTCGGCAGTAATAACAATTTTCTGTGCTTTAATATGTCTTTCACTACCGGTAGCTTCTTCTACAATATCTCCATATGCAATAATGTTTAGTGCTTCATGACCATCATCACCACAATTATATTCAATGTGAGTTACTTGTTCATGTTTTTGTTGCTGTCCATGAGTGTGTATACACAATTTTCCACTAGAAGCACCTTTTTCTACATTTTTTTCTCCAGTAACAATAACAATAGATCCATTGTTTTGAAGTGAAAGAAACCCAGCAGTGCCTTCGGGACCATCTATTCTTAGCGTTGATGTCTGACCATCAGGATACATACGTTCATAAATCTGTGAACGAGTCAACACACCTTTCCAGCATGTTGTGAAGACAGGACCATCTTTTAAGTTCTGTGTTTCATCTGCCGTGGTTTGTTTGAAGATACCTGTAGGGTATTCATTAGCGGGTACAGCGTGTGACATTATGGACAATCAATATAACGACCAGTTCCGATCTTAGTAGATCCAACTGTAGTAAGTGCTTCAGTATCTAGGCATCTGAAAGATGGTAATAGTTTAGCACCATATCCACCGCCACCAACGATTACAATCTCAGGGAATTTTTCAAATGTCAATTGTCTATCTAAAATTCTAGCGCCAACGACAAATCCATCTTCGTTGATAACTGCTTCCGCAACACCAAGTTCACCATTTATATACATATCAGGTTCTGATGTATATCCAATTCCGGGGCGGATTATAGTAAATGCATCAATAATACAACGAACGCCAGATTCATTAGCAAGATTTAATTTATAACCATATCCAGATGCTTTAATACGAATTTCTGTAATAAATCCATCTTGATCTAGTAAAGGAGTTGCTACAGCACCAATTCCTTCACCGCCAATAAAGACATATGGTGGTTCTGCCCAGGGATCTCCAGGTTGACTGATAGGTATTTCAATAATTCCTCCATTATCATCTGTAATAATAGTTTCAGGAATAACTTCCGGAACAATAAATTCATCTGTGGTTGTTCCTGGAGTATCACCCTCACCATCATCTTCTGGTGGTTCAGTATTAATTTCCGGCACCACCAGCACATTTGCAGTAGCACCAGTTCCATTTACAGTGAATGTAAGTAACTCTTCATCTTCATCTAAAGAATCTTCAGAAATTCCAATTATTACTTCAGCAGTATTATTATTAATAACAAAAATACCTGTTGTTTTTCCACCAATAATATCATCAGATTCAATATCACCTGTTAATGTATAGTATGCATATGTACCATTTTCTACATTTTCTGTAGTAATTGTATATGTCACAAAATCACCTTCCTTGACAGATACCTTATCAGCAATTACTTCATATGAAGGTGGAGTATCATTTGTTGTATCATCTGTTGTGCCATCAGAAAATGGGTCATCATCAGGAGATGGTGTATCATCAGGAGGTGGAGTAGGAATATCTTCTACTACTTCAGGTGGAAAAATATCAGGTATAATTGGATTGGGATTTAATGGTCTAGGAGAGTATGGATTTCCTGGTTCTTTTATATTACGCTCTGTAATCACACACCTACCAACATTTTTTATAAGTCTAGATCTAACTCTACTACCTTCACCCGGAGAGTTTATCTTTAGAATGACATAAAAGTCTTCATCACCTTCTTTTTCCTCTGAATAGAAAGTTCTAATACTAATTCTTTTTACAGTTTCTCCTTGAGCAAATCCAAGAATACCATTATCAGGTAAGTAATCTTCATCTGGAGTAGCAGTTCCTTTCTTGGATGTTTTATAAGTTACAGATGAAGCAGATTCAATAAATCCTGTTCTAGTTACCTCAAATACAGCATTAAATCCTTCCTCAACAATAATATCAGATATCGTATAAACAATTTTTGGTGATTTTGTTGGTTTATCACTATAACGAGGAACTCCTCCAGTAAATCCAATTGTTGTAATAGATAACGGTTTCCCAGTATAAGCATCGTCACAAGTATACTGATTAAAATCAGCTCCTGTGGTAGGAAATAAGTTATCGATATTAGAAAGAAGATCATCTAAGAAATCATTTCCTTTTTTATCCTCTTTATCTTTTTTCTCTCCATCTGTACAAATTTGCTTATATCCGGCACATTCATTATTAGGTCCAGAACAAGAAATACCAAGCAAATTTAATACAAAATTAATTGCTCCACCTAAAATATTAAGTGGTCCAGCAATAGCACCAAGAATATCCTGAATAGGTCCAAGAACTTTTCCTAAAATCTCTTCCATCAAGGAATTGATTTTTGATAGAATACCATTTACTAATGTATCTACTTGACATGCTGCAGCACGATAAACTTGATTAATTAGACCCATTAAAACGTTTGTCAAGAATTCCGCTAACCGGTCTCCAAGATCTGCCATTTTACATCCAAGATCTTTAAGAAGATTATTGAACCATTCTGTAACTGGAGTAAGAGCGTTTCCAGTTTCATTTGGATATAATACTGCTTTAATTAGATCCTTAACTGCATTAGTGAGTTTCTCAAGTACAAAACCTTTTACTTTTGCGATAAAATGCCTGATCACACTCATAAACTTATTGACATACTTTCTTGCTATGCCAATACCACTATTAATTGTTCCACTAATAGGACTAATTAAATACGTGCCAATATTTCCATTATTTTTCTGAACTTCATTTAAAAATTCACCAAGTAAAATTTTGGTTTTGTCAGTTAGATTTTGTTTGTCACATTTTTCTGCTACAGATTGACACCATTTTTCATCATCCCGACCCCTCAGCATTCTTGGGGGTATTGGGACTGTATCATCACCAGTTGGCAAAGCACCAGTAGTTTTGTTTGCTTCTCCTTGTCCACCTTCAGGATTTTCTGGTGCTGGTTGTCCGTCCGTAACAGGATTTACCGGATTATCAACTGTATTATTGACTGTTCCAAAAGCTGTGCTGCCATTAGGTCTCTCACTCTTAGAGATAGTTGTAGCACCAGGAGTTTGTCCAATAGAACCCATGATAATGGGTTTCTGCTTTAAGTTGTCTAAGTAAAAACCAACAACCCAGCATCCCTTAATAAGTTGTGGATGTGCTCCACCAACATTACCAGGCATAAAGGGCACATTGACTGGCATCATCACATTTGCCCATGGCAAGTCTGGCGTATCAAGGATCTCCTTACTTTCAGGGTGATCTCCTACGATACGAACTTTAAAACGATAACCGCCTTTGTTAGTTTTTTCTTCTGCGGCAGTTTGTTCGACTTGACCCACCCACCAATTGAAACCATCGGATCCAATGCGCTGAGTAGGAATCAACTGTGATAATAGTTGGTCCATATTAATTAATCATCGTAAATTAAACATTCTAATTCTGATGGATTTTGATCGCAATAAAGTTCGAGTGCAGTTGGATCGTGATGATCTCCTGCTTCAATTTCTTCTTTGTGATGTTCTACATAATCCTCTAATTCATGAAGTTCGCCTTCAATATGACGACGTTGGTTAGGAGAAGTCATAGGATTGTCAAGGATCTCTTTATCCTTAGCAATGTGGGCTTCGATGTTTTCCATAAGTAATTGCTTCTACGTTTTTATTTAGTGCCGTGGTTTGATGGTCTATCTTTAAGACCATATGAATCTCTCATAAGTCTGAGAGTTGTTGTGAACTTACCACCAGGACCTGCTGTAGTATCATAAAAATGTGCCACTTCTGAGATTAAGTAAACTCCACTACTTTCTGAGTCAAATGGTTCCTTTTTTCCTTCGACTGTTGGTGCTTTATTTACTAACCTAATATCAATTTTATCTCCGGCACAAATATCTGGATTTCCAGGTATCACAAGAGTACATGATTGATTATTCAATAACTCATATCTCGCAATAGACTGTGCGGAGTAAAATTTCTGCCAATCGGCAAATTTTGTAGGACTTGAACTACCGTCTTTTGGGTCTGGTGAAGCAGGGGTTTTTTCGTTATACCATGATTCGTGATCCAAGTAGATAGACATCACTCTACTCGGATAATCAGATAATTCAATCTGATTTGTTGGAATCAAAGTAATTCCTTCTTGACCACCAAGATGTGCCATATTATCATAACTATCCTTGATCTTGTAAACATATTCTTCATACTGTCCCGTGGAGTGGTTGAAGAACACCATCATGGAAGAATATTTTCCTTTACGTAACGAAACGAGCAGATTAATTTCAGACGCAAAATTTGATTCCAAAATTTGAAATCTAGTATCACCATCTTCCTGGTTGCCCAATCTCTCTACATATTCTCCCCACGTTTGTGAATCTAATTTTTTTGATTTTAATTCGCTATTATCATCAGCACATAAAGAATCGACAGCAAAAAAATTATATCCTCTGATTGTTTCCCAAAAGAAAAATCCACCGGATCCTTTAATTTGCTGCTCTGATTCATTATTATTTGAACTATTACTAGAACTATAATTTGTTTGCGGAGATACACTTCGTACAGAAAGATCAGCAATTAAATCAAACGGTCTTTTTCTGCTTGGAATCATCTTTGTCTCAAACTTTGATGGTTCCGAATATACTGTTTTTGTCGTCTTTAAAGAATTAACAAGAAGATCATTTATAATACTCTCAGAATTTCCAAATAATGGTTTATTGATTCTGGTAACTTCATTTATTAATGCTTCAGCAGAAACTAAACCAATATCATATGACTGTTTTTTCTGTTGGGCAAATCTATTTTGTACAGTCCAAATTACAAATTCGTATTCTATCTTTTTTTTAAATGCGGTAGAATTAACTTCTATTATTACTTTCTCCCCACCCTGTATTGGAAGACCTATAAGCAATCCAGCACTATCAACAACCCTCATTTTTGCTGATAAAAAAGGAAAAGCAATATTTTCTACGTATTCTATATGATTGACTAGTCCCGTAATAGGACGTGGTTTTTTATCACCATTTGGATAAATGATAACTTTTGTTAGCGTAAAGTCAGTTGGATTTGATACTACCATGATTATTTTATAGCAGCAATATTTGCGAAAGCAACCAAACCGTGCCCGCTAGATCCAAGAGTTGCCATTGAGGTAGTAGCTTGAGATTCTTGCGTGGATGATTGTGTGGTGGGTGCTGGCACTGTAATAACAAATGGATTTTGTTGAAGTTGCTTTTCCTGCTGTTGTATCATAAAAGACTTCAGAAAAAGATTATCACTTTTGTCTTCTACTGGATCCATTAATGCTGATAAAGGATTAATTGGAGGAGTTGTAGTTAAATCACCAAATTGCCCACTTCCAGAGTTTGCTTTCTTCAGCATATCACTATACAGTTTCATAGCACCAGATTCTGTAATATGATTGTTTTCCACAGAAAGTCCTTGCCATCCTGCCATTGATCCAGCTTTTGATAACGAAGCAGAATCCATTGCTTTATTTGGATCAACACCAAGACTCATCAAATGAGCTAAAGCAAGTTTTTGTTGATTTTCAGGAGTATATAAAGTTGTTGTTGGATCCATTCCTGCGTCCTTCACTCTCGCCATCATTGTACCTGGATGGAATTGGAAAGCACCAGCAGCATGAGAAGAATATACTGTACCATCTGGGGAAGCATATTTAACTTTTCTACCGCCAAATCTTTCTGGCAAGAATCCTTGTCCAATAGAACTTCCATACGCCATATCATAAACTTCCTGCATTGTCATTTTTGTCAATTCAGGAACAACCTCACCACCAACTATTGTGTTATATCTATCTTTACCACCCGCTTCTGTAGCGTTAATTGCTGCCAACCATGCTTTTGCTTCTGGGGTATCACCAGCAAGTTTAGATACATCAATGTCTCCACCACCGCCAGGAGTACGATCGCGATCGTCATCTCCACCACCTCTCATCCATTTTGGTAAGAGTTTGCCAAGTGCATCTAATAGTCCTTTCCACCATGGTTTTTTATCAAAATACTCAGAGAATCCCGATGCTTGTAGTTCGGCATATTTTCTTTTGTTATTTTTTTGTGCCTCTAACATACCTTCACCAAACATAAGAAATGTTTTTCTACCTCTAGCACCTTCAAGTGGAAAAACACCTTCTTGACCAGCTTCGCCAACTAGACCAGCAACTGGTTTAGTAACAATACCACCAGAAGCAAATGGAGTCAAACTCTCTGAGTTAGAGTTGCTAGATTTATTTCCACCGGTTAAAGCATCATAAATTGCTCCACCAACTAAATCACCAGCAATACCACCAAGAATAGTGCCAACACCAGGAATTGGAACAAACGATCCTAGACCAGCACCAAGTGTAGCACCAACTGCCTTTGCTGCTGCTCTACCAACCGATTCTCCCAAAGCAAGACTTATACCAAAATCTAATAGACCACCAACTATAGGAACTCTCTTTAATACAGGACTCAAGAACTTCATCACTCTTGCTCCTTTAGCAAGACCCATTCCTGCTGCTTCCAAACCTTCTGCGCCAAAGCGTTTCATGGCAGCTTTTTGACCATATCTTTGAGCGTATCTCTTTGTTATATCGTTTTGTGCTGTACCAAGCGCATCACCTGGACCAGCAGTGCCAGCAAAAATTCTATTAATAGATAACTTACTACCAGTCATACCGTTGTTGCGGAAATTCATTCCACGGATACCAGGTCCCCCAGCATTAGCAGTAGATAATCCTGATGCTCTTTGTGCTCTTCTCCCAGCACGACTCATTCTACCAAGACCACGACGGCGACCACGGCGACCACCACCAAGCATACTCAATCCAGTATCTAAAAGATTTCCCATGCCACCAAGCATGTTACCAAGAATTCCACCTTGAGGACCTTCAAAACCAGATCCTTCAGGATCTAAATCTCCACTAGACTTACGTTGCAGAGACATATTTGATTTTTCAGCAGCTGCTAATTGCCTGGAAGCAATTTTTTCTTGTGTATTCTCTGCATTTGAAGCAATCAGCATTTGCTGTTGTAATTGACGCTCCGCAATACCAACCTGAAGTTGTCCTAAACTTTGAACACTATCAACTACTTTTACATTTATTCTTTGTACACTATCAATTGCTTGAACAGTGGTATTATTGGATCTAACAATTATTTGCCCAATTTGATTTAAAATACCAGCAATATCTTTAATTTCAGTTGCTGTAGTATTAACACTACTAAATCCAGCAGCATTAGTTTTAGTTCCTTGGTATTTGGCAACTTCTCCACCAAGAACTTCAGGATTAATTGCTTGTGGTCCTGCTTCTAATAAGTTTTGAGCAACTCCGCCACCTGCCTGAGCAACTCCACCAAAAAAAGATGCTAACCCACCACCATCTTCAGCAGGAGAAAAAATCTCATTTGAAACGTTATAATCAAAACCACCACGAAAACGAGATGCCTGAGATCCTGTAGGATCTCTACCAGGACCAGGATCAGATTCAAATCTACCTCTAGTCCTGGCAATTCTATCACCACCAAAACTAGATCCTAATGCTCTCTTAAAGAAATATCCTTTACCAATTCCTGCTTCTTCTAAGGATGTGCCACCATCTTCTGCTTTTTTTGAAGCAAAAGCACGCTCTTTACGAGCCATGTTTGATGAGTTTCCTATTCTATCACCAATAGCACTAGCAATACTACCGAGAAGATTTCTCTCAGTTCTTAAATCTGTTGGGTTTAAAGATCCGTGTGCCATTATCGTTGTTTAGCGGCGGCTTCGTTTTGTTGTTTAACTTGTTCTAAGTGTTGCATCAATAAAGAAACATATACTTGCCTCTCAAATGGCATCATATTTTCAACATCACTTAAACTATATTTATGATGCTGCATCAAAGCAAAGTTAGTTTTGTAGTACCCCTCCAAAGTATTATGGAAGAGTGCTATCCGAAAAAACTTGATAACCCGGAAAATACGACCTCATTCTCAACACCAGTATTTGGATTTTGTATTTTTATGGTGTGCTCTAGTTTAGGAGCAGATTCAAAGAATTTTTGAATTTTTTCAAATTGACTATTAGTAAGATTTTCTAAAAATTCTACAAATTCTTTTTTTGAAGTAGTAGAACTATCGTAAACATCTTCACCATCAAAAAGTTGATCAATACAACCAGAAATAATATCAATTATAGAATCAGCAGTTGGTTGTATCCCAATAATAGATCCAGTAACAAAAGTATCAAATTTTGGATATTTCATCACAATTCCCATATCATCAGATAACATAATTTTATTAGAATGCCCTTCTGGTTTTTGAACTCGAACTTCTAACAAATTAAGATTATAACGAACTTTTGTAGATCCATCATCTTGACATGTAATTGACAATTCTACAATTTCACCAATCGACACAGCACGAATTTGGAGAAAAATGTATTCTAAATCAAAAATTGCTAAATCATCTAGTTTTACACGAGATTGAATACAACCTTTTAATAATTGTTTTACTGCATTTTCAATATGTTTCTCGTCTTCTGATTCCAACGCTAGTAAAAGTAATTTTTCTTCTTTTACTACAAATGGGCGATATTTGATTTTTTTGCCATTAGACGGAATTTCCAACTCATAGGTTGGAAGCACAACTTGTGGTAATGCCATTATGTTCAGATCATATCATATTAATATTTAGTGCGACTTTTTTAAGCAAAAATGAGCAGGAAAAATTTTCCCACTTTCATGGAATTGAAAAATTAATTTTGCTATGCTGCACCACCATTAAAAATTTTAACTGCTTGTTCCAATGGTTTTCCTGTTACTCCAGTAATATCTCTATCGATAGTATAGTGTCTCTGATATTTAAACTGAGCAGTAACCTTAGTAATTTGAGAAGATCCAAACTGAAGTGGAACAGCATCTATGGCATATGGATATGCCTTCTCCATGACATATGTGATTGGTTTTCTTTGTGTTGGCGAATCAGGACCAGTTTCAGATTTTGTAATTTTTATAGTGCCAGCATATTCATTTCTATATTTTACTCTAACAGTTCTATTTTCTGATGTGCCAGTCTCATCAAACATAGAATTATACCATTGGTTCAAATATTTTAACATAGAAAGATCAGCATCTAGCATGAATCCCAATTGAAGTTCTGTAAATACTTTAGTGTGTGGGTAATCTATATTGCCGAGTCCGGTGTAAAGACCGTTAATAGTTCCAGTTGCCGTATTAATATTTGGTAATTGTGCTTCGTCACAAAAGTACTCAATTCCTTCAGATATACCAGGATAACTAACTGGAACATTCTCAAAGGCGACAACAAAATTATTCGAGTATGACATTCCGCCTCTAGCGGATATAGCAGACATAAATCTATTGATTGACACACTAAATACCTATGTTGATCCTTCTATATTTATGGCATACTCTGGATTTTACAAACCTAAAAATCCTACTAAGTATCGTGGCAATCCAACAAACATTGTTTATAGATCACTTTGGGAACGTAAGTTCATGGTGTTCTGTGATAGTAATCCCTCAATAATCGAATGGGGTAGCGAAGAGATAATTATTCCCTATCGCGCACCTGATGGTAAAGTAAGACGATATTTCCCTGACTTTTACATTAAAGTAAAAGAAAAGAGTGGCAAACTTACCAAGTATATTATTGAAATCAAACCCAAAAAACAAACTCAACCACCGAATGAGAAAAACAAAAAAACTGCTGCCTATCGTAATGCCGCACTGACTTATGTAAAGAACCAAACTAAATGGTCCGCTGCGAGAGAGTATTGTGAAGACAGGCAGATGAACTTCTTAATACTAACCGAAGATCACTTAGGAGTCTAAAATGGCAACCGGATTTGCGTCAGTCCAACGTAATATTACAAACAAGGACCCTGGATACAAAACATTATTTGAACGAGTATCTAATTCCACAGGAGGAGAAAAGAAATCTCTTTCTTGGTACAGATCTGCAGTAAAAGCAGAAGCAAGTAAATACAAAAAAAATTTTAACAAGTACATCTTGGATGAACGTAAAGATCGTGCTGGTGCTGTCAAAGAACAAGACAAGAATGAACTGCGTAGATATACAGTAGCAGGTCATCTTTATATGTTTGAGTATAAGGCAAAGATGAAGTACCTGCCTTACTATGATAGATTTCCTTTAGTGTATTGTTTTAAAGCACCAGGAAAGCATGAGTTTTGGGGTGCTAACTTACACTACCTCTCCCCAAAGAAAAGATTGATCGTTACAAAGAAATTGATGCAAGGTAGAGTTGACATACCCAAGATATGTTTCCATAAATATCTCAGTAGTAATGTAGATGGATTATATCTTGACCTTGCTGCAGATGAATGGGACACTGCTATTCTTTTGCCGACCGAGGATTATGTGAAAAATGTTAACGGAAGAGATTTCCCTATCGATAAAAAAATCGTATGGGAAGAGACCGATGACAAATTCTACGATAAAATCTCAGGTCAAAGAATGATTAGAGGATACGGAACTAAACAGTCTAAGGAGATGTCTAAGTAATGGCAGAAGAACAATCACCATCAGCACAACCTACACAAAACCCCTTAGCATATAATCCTGGAGACTATTTTATATCTGGGGGTAAAACATATGTTTATAAAACCGATGATTTTAATTTTGGTACTGGACAATTAAATTATACTTGGCAAGAGCAACCATTTTCCTTTAAACCAGAAGGAGGAAAACAGCTTGTCGCGCCACCAACCGGACTTATTGCTGCCGCGACAGGATATGACTTTCAAACACAAGCAGAAAATGAGATAGGAGACCTAGGCAACAAAGTTAATATACGATCATTTGCACCTGTATCTAGACCTCCAGAAGGAGCAGGAACTCTTCGTTATCCTTTACCAGGAGAAGGTGAAGGTGGAATATCACAAGATGGCGACTACGTATTATTTCAATTTTACGATTATGCGCCACCGTTTAGAGATAGAGATGGTATCGGTAGTGGGATTGATTATAACCAAGCAGGAGAATATACTGCCGCAGCAGGATATAAACCAATCATGCTTTATATGCCAGAAGATATTTCATCCGGATTTAAAGCAAATTGGGATGGCAAAAACATGAGTAACCTAGCTACCGATTCTTTACGTGCTGCAGGTCGTACCGGTACATTAAATAAACTTGGCGGAGCTCTAGAGGGTGCCGGTAATTTGGTTGATAAAGCTGGAGCACTAGCGGGTGCTGCAGCAATTCAAGCTGCTACATCAAAAATAGCAGGCGACTCTCTATCGTATGATGATATTTTTGGTGGTATATCTGGAGCAATCTTAAACCCAAATACAGAACTATTGTATGGTGGTACTCAACTGAGAAACATTCAATTAAGTTTTAAATTAGTTCCAAGACATCAAAAAGAATCTGTAGAAGTAAGTAAAATTATAACACAATTTAACAAAACATTACTTCCATCAAAGAGTCCAGGAAACGGTGTATTTAAAATCAATAATAAGGGCACACAACTAGGGTTTATTGGAGTTCCAAAACTAGTAAAAGTTTCATTTATGAAGGGATCAGGAGAGAATACTAGATTACCAAGATTTAAAATGTGTGCTCTAACATCATCTGATATAAACTATACTCCAGATGGAACTTATGCTACATATCTTGACGGACAACCAGTAGCAGTTGGTTTACAATTAAGTTTTCAAGAAACAAAAATTGTATTTTCAGAAGAAATTGCAAACGACTCAGAGTCAATAAGGTAAAATGTATTTTTCACTCATTCCAAACATCTCATACGATGAGAAACCAATTAGTTATCCATTTTCAAATTCTGATTTTGTAACTGCTAAAAATTTCTTTCGCAGATATAGAATTAACGATGATGTATTTTCGTATGCTGTTATTTTTCAAAAGTATTCAATTGAAGACGGCGAACGTCCAGATACATTAGCAGATAAAGCATACGGAGATCCATTCTATGATTGGATTATTGTTTTAACAAATAATATGGTCAACGTCAAATATGATTGGCCAATGACAAACTACGAGATGTATAAGGTTCTAGAAAAAGAATACGATGATCCGTATGGAACTATTCACCATTATGAAACAGACGAGATTGGACCATACAAAAAGGGTCAACGTGTTGATGAGACATTTTACAACGAGACGCACAAACTAAACATTGACGGTGCTATCACAACAAAAAACGGCAACGAGATTTGTGGTCCCGTCACCGTTGCTGAGTGGTATAATAATGAGAATGAAAAGAAGAGAGAAATCTTTTTACTGAAACCTGCATATCTAGAATCATTTATTAATGATTTCAGAAGACAAAATTTATACAAAAAAGACGCTAACTTTATTAGTCAGCGTCTAAAGAAAACTGGTTGACTTTTTCGGGCAAAAAAATGCTAGAAAAATTTTCCCAGTTTTATCGTTTTGAAAAACCCATTTTGTAGCAACTAGGTTTTGCTAGTTGTGGGTCTTTTTTTAATGCTCTAAACACATGACCGTGAACGTCTGCTTCATAAGTAAGGTGTGCTTTGGTATGCACGAACTGAATCACAAATAACATTCCAACAAACGTAAGGTTTAGATAAGTCACTGGATGATTCAGTCCTTTCCAAAGAAACTTAATCACTCTTCAGCAAGACGTGCGAAGTATGATAGTGCGTCGTCATCCTCAACGATTGCCTCTTCCTTGACAGGAGAGGGAGCATTCATCTGCTGACGGAAAGAAGATCCGCTAGTGATGTCAGGGTCGTTGAACCCACCAGTAGCAGCGACTGGTTCGTACTCTTCGCTGTCTACTGTAGGAACAGCAGTGCGTTGAGTGATACCAAGCACCATATTCAGACGCTTCTCAAGGTCAGCATATGATTTGAACTGATCCTTGTGAGTGAATGCTTCAAGGGAATGCTCTTGCTTCCAAGTTGCTTCCAACACGTCATCATCTGCACTGAGAGCAGAGACATTATCAAACTCAGAACTATCATAGTTCCAGTATCCTGCGACCTTCTTGATCTTCAGTTTGAAGTTAGCACCTTCCCAGAAGTCAAAGACATTTACTTTCTCTTCATCTTGGAACTCAGGTTGCATCGCAGCGAGGATCTTGTCGTGGATCTTCTTGCCATACTTATAGAGGAAGACTTTGCCTTCGTTCTCAGGGTGCTTAGGATCCTTCACAACATAGATGTTGCTGTAGTATTGAAGCTTACGCTTCTGCTTACGAGCAGTCTCTTTGTCTTCATCAGCACCGCTGTTCCAGAGACGGCGGTTTACTTCACCAACAGGATCGTTTTCGTTGAGTGTAGTCAAAGAGTTTTCAATATACCAACCACCAATACCTTGGAAGGCGTGGGAGTATAGTTTCGCCCAAGGGAGGGTCTCTCCATCAGGGGCAGGGAGGAAACGGATAACAGCGTATCCATTTCCAGAAGCGTCAACCTCTGGTTTCCAGAAACGTTCATCAACGTTCTTACCGCTGGATGATTTCTCTAATTCCTTTTGTAGGAAGTCAAAGTTGGTCTGGGATTTACGCTTAAGGTCTGAAAAAGACATAGATTCTTTTAGATTAAATTGGATTTGGTTTTCGTGTTGGGTCTTACGCTTAATACTGTGCTGCCCAACGAAGTTATTATAGCAGGTGGTGGGGTGGGTGTCAACTCTTTGGTTTCCAGTCTGGTGGTCCCTCACCATTTTCAAAACGAGTCTTGAGAATTTGAACTTTCTCCAACAACTCATCAAACATCTGCTCGATGGGTGTACCAGGTGTTGCACCTAGCATAACAACGCCTTGCTTCATTGTCTCAAGGACAGAGACAGCTTCAGGATCGTCACTCAACTTGATGCGAGCATAAAAGATCTTTTGTTTTTCAATAAGAGTTGCTAGAGTATCAAAGTATTCCAGTTTACGTTCTTCATCGAGAAGAGCAAAGTTCATAGCAGATCTAAAACAAAACTGCTGGAGTTCCATCATCTCCTGGATATCTCCTCGGATGATTTCAGATTTAAAGAAGCTCATACTAATGTTAACTTGGCACGACTGGTTTTTTTCATAAAGTTAAGTTGCTGTGCGTCATGACGCAACTTTTCTTTGAGTGGTTTACTAATCAATTTATTAATAGTATCTACTTCAATCTCATTCACTTCACAGTAGTGGATAACAGAATCAATATAGTTCATGTCGGGATTGTGTAAAGCAATCTTCTCCACCTCCTGCGAGAATCTCGCAGCAGTCATAAATTTATCCTCTAATAATTGTTTTTTGTCCATGTTGTTCTTGATACTCCGAGATATAACTCATTAGTTTCATAAAGAATTCTTTCTTAGGTGGAAGCACCTTAACTTGAGTCTCTCCGTTTTCACAAGCAACAATAGTAACGAGTTGTTTGACACTCAACCCGTAGTTTTCTTGAAGCATACATGCGTATGCAGTTTCTTGAACGAAGTAATCGTAAAGATATTTCTCACGCTTTGGTTCAGCAGCAGTCTTGAAGTCAATGATAGACAACACACCGTCAAACTCAGCGATACAATCTACTCGCCCTGCAATCTCTAAATGTTTAGAGTAGAGCGCCGCTTCCTGTAAGTAAATATTATTTATACGGTCCAAAGTAGGGCGACTATGATGGAACATTAGTACAGGAAGTGGGTGCGATTTATACTTCTTCAGGTCTAGATTATTATTAAAGTAGTCTTCAGCAATAGAGTGATACTTTGTGCCACGACCAGTAGCACGAGTTGTCTTAGCATTCGCTGCCTTCTCGCCAACACGAGCTCGCCACTTAGCAATGCCTGCTTTCTTTGCTGCGTTGTTGCCAATCACAGTGGTGACAGATGGATAATGATGTCCTGTTGGTGTAAGATAAACACGTTTGCCCTCCACCATTTCAGCAGACATTTCAATAGGATCTAATCCCACATGATTGAACAGTTTCATAGACCCAGATTAATTTTGTTGATGATGTAAGATTTGACGAGACCAGAGCGAACGATATCATCCACACCAAACTCAACCAGTGAGAACTCATCCATGTTTTGTAGGATGCGTTGGAAGTCTAGGATACCTGAACGTTCAGAGATCTTTTGAAGGTCAGTTTGTGCTGCGTCTCCACAGAAAATGATCTTACTGTCTTGTCCCACACGAGTGATGATTGAATCAAGTTCGTGGAAGTTTAGGTTCTGACACTCATCAATGATAACGATAGCATTGTCTAGTGTAGTACCACGTATGAAACTAGTAGACCAGAAGGAGATAGTTTCCTGTGCCTTCAGGTTATCGTAGAGCATTTCATATGATGCATCGTCTGGCATCTCAAACATAGATTGAACCATGTTCTTGTATGGTATCTGATAGAGAGAAGACTTATCCTCGTGGTCTCCAGGAAGGAAACCAATCTCCCTAGTAGCGACAAGAGAGCGGACAATATAGATCTTTTCAAAAGGTGTATACTCATTGAGTACATCCTTGAGTGCTTTGTAAAGAGCAACATATGTTTTGCCTGTGCCTGCGACACCGTAGGCATAGACCATCTTACCTTTGTCCCACTCATCAAACATGATTTGTTGATTGTGAGTGAGAGGTTCGATTGGAACCATGTATGCTTCATCAATAGGCTTACGACGCTTCCTCTGCTTCGCATTCATACCTTGTCCAGGTGCTTTAGTAGTCTTCTTTCTAGCTGGCATGTCAGTTATACTTTTGTGTGATGGTTCTGTTTCTTGGTGCCTTAGGAGCAATCTTATTCTTCATTATATCATGAAAACCAGGATGTGTTCTACTCATCTTGTCTCTCCATTCACCAACTTCACCTGATCCAGGACACGTAGATGGATCACTCCAATCTCTTTTCCAATCAGGATTATCTTCACACCATTGTGTCCACTCATGAACACTGATTACAAGATCCTTTTGTTCACCAGTTTCTTTATTAATCACTGGGTAAGTCGCCATCGTCTCCCTCCTTTACTTTATTAAATCCAAATGGACCTGCTCCCTTTTCTTCGAGTGCTAGCTTCAGTGCAACACCACCAATTGCTTCCATAACTTTAATGACTTGCTCAGGTTTGGCATCCTCACCAAGTTCTTTGGCAACGTACCAATACTTAGGCCAAAATGTTTGACCTGCTAATTCATAATCTTCTAACGTTAATAGTTTCATGTCCACTCCAGTGCTTCCGCACAAATAGGTAATTCATTTACAAATACATCGCGACATTGTTGAGCGATATCCATGTGTTCTTTCTGTGTTCCATGAGCAGAACGCAGATCGATATAGTGCATCCACGAACGAACTGATCCGCTCATGTAGATTTTTGTGGGCACCGCCAAAGGAAGCACAAATCTAGCACATTCCTTTGCCACACCATGATCAAGCATAGTCTGGTATAGATCCATAGAAGAAGCAAAATGCCTCTCGATAGCAATCTCAAACTCTTGCTTATGAAAAGCATCTAAATCATCAGTAGAATTCTGACGATTCTTTTTATCCTGACGACGTAAATCAGGTAGAGGAATACGATCTGCTAGCATAGAACTATCAGCATACCGTTGAGAAAACTCTTGGAATGTAAAAGATCTATGCCTCAGGATCTGAGCTGCGATTCCGCGATTCGTTTCTATCTCTAGTGTCATGAACGCTTGTTCAAATACAGACCAGTGATTATGTTTGATACAATAACTAAGGAGTCCCGATACTTTGGGGTTGTCCTGATTGTTCGGGTTGCTCACCCTCGCTACGTACCCCATCATCTTCTCCGCTTCTGGAGTTATAGAGACTAGACGGACTGACCCATGTTGTTGCTTCATTCTTGAATCCTTTGCTCATCATTTCACGTTTTTTCTTGAGACCTAACTTCGCAGCACGTAACTGCAGTCGCATGTAATGGATCTCTTCATCAGTATACATCATCGGATTCTTATCCGCAAGCTTAATCGCTTTCTTTGCTACTTTAATTGTGTCTTTAAACCTCAATTGGTTACCTCTTCTAAGTATTGAAGAAATGCTTTCTCAGCACCCTCCGTTGATTTATTGCCCTGGGATACCCAATGATGACAGAATTCATACAGATGCTTTCCTGTTTTTAATTTCAAATAATGTTTCAATTTAATAAACACATCAGCACGAAGAAGCATACGTTCATCGCTGTATCTCCAATCAGATTCAATATCCATATATTTATGGGTAGTATCAACACATCATAGCACAAAAAAAGAGGGGTCGCAACCCCTCTTGATGATCTTATGCTAAGATTCTCCTACAAATACGTTTACATAATGACTGACCTTCTCGACATTCGATTAAGCATTCATAGTATTCATTAATTGTTTCTAGTTCCTCTTGTGATTGTTTTACGGATGATTCAAAATTTCTCCACTCATGTAGTTGATTGAATGGTATTAAATTATGCATGATAAACCTCCTTGGTATAGAATAAAACTAAATCATAACTAAGATTTATTTCTTACATCACTAGTCCCCATTTCTATAACTAATTATAAGGGTTTCCTAACATTTTAGCATCCGTAAATATGCTTAAAAATAAATAGGCACAAAAAAAGAAGGGCGTTAACCCTTCTTTTACAAGTTTACAAGTAACTCACTTACTGTAGGTACGACCACGATAACAGAATGTGCCGTGGGGTTCCTTTAATTCGACACAACGTGTAGTATACTCAACACCACGATATGAAGTGTGTGTAATCTGTGCGTCGTGAAGAGCAGATACTTTATTGATCTGCTTTCTGATGATGTTTAGTGTGTTCATTTGTCAGTCTCCTGAAGTTAGGGTTTTTAATCCCCGTTCCTTCAGTCGTGTGCGTCCCAGAAACACTCAGGGGTAGATTCCTTTACGGTCTCTATCAACTCTACCTTAAAAGCATTTGAGATATTTTCATTTGCTTTCATCTTAAGCATGATTGTATCAGCTTGTTGGCAGGTGAGTGATGAATAGAATAATAGTTCTAACATGGGATGAACGGCTCCGTTCCGCGACTTACTTGCGTCCTCCTTGCGGGGGATGAACGTATGGTAATTATACCATACTTTATTTATGATCGCAAGTCAAGTTCCAGATAGATAAAATGCATCTCCTCTCGCATGACAGACTCTCTTGACCTGTGCGTCATAGATAGGAACTGTTCCAGCACCAGTGATTAAATTCTTAGCAAAGTCAAATGCTTCTTTAAATCTACCAAATTTATACACATCGTCATAAGTTTTAGCAGACATAAGAACACCATCCTTCCTCCATGTCTTCATCGTATGCCAGACAGTAGGTTCAGATAATTTACGATAGAAAATACACCAGTTACCAGTTTGATTTGCACTCATTTGCTTTTCTTGTTAGGATTTTGCCAGAGTTTAGGATTAGCTCTACCCTCTGTTTGTTTCATACTAATCACACTATGATACTTGTCCCAATAATGATCAAATATCTCTGATTGCTTGGCAGATATAACAATGTCATGTTGAACACCACCTTCAACACTATACTCAATAATGTAAGCGGTACATGGTAGTGATGTATCTTTTGCTAATTCAGGATCACAATTTTCATGAAGTAAATTCAAGAGCGACCTCCCCATTGAATCTGGGGATATGCTTCTTCAACACACTGCTTAGTAATCTTCCAACGTTTGCCTAGTTTCTTGTCCTTCATCAAACATAATACCTCTGCTTCTCCATGATGAAGACCTTCGAGGAGTTGAATGAACAAGGTTTCACGACGACTTTGAGATACATTCGCTCCACCTTTAAAGAAGAGATAGAGTTTACGATACTCATGAACTAGTTTCGTATGCTCTGTATCTTCTGGTGCTTCATTCTTTTCATAGGGAACTTCACCTTCCGGAAGCATAGAAATAATGCTCTCATCAAAGTTGGCAATTAGAATTTGCCTGAGTGCTGGAGAGTTATGCTCCACCAAAAGTTTAATTTTTTGTGCCTTAGTCTTAGCGTTGCTTATTTTTTGCAGCACTTCATTCAGTAATAATTGCATGACCTAATTAATATCATAAGTGTATTTATTCTTCTTCAAGTTCCTCTTCATCTACAAAGCGAACTGATAGAAGTTCTTCGTTGATCCATTGACCGTCTCCATCTAACATTTCTGGGTGGATGTTATCTTCTTGCATACGATACATGTACTCATGGAGTTTTTCGTTTGCTGTCCACCCAGCAATCACACCTACACATAAAAATATAAAAGAAACAGTTGCTGAGAAATAAACTATGGTTGCTTGCGTCATTGGTTCAACTCCAATTTAAATTTGCTTGCTGTCCCACAAAAGTTCAAAGTTGAAATAGACTCTTCGCTTTAGTAGGGTAAAAAACCTAGTGATAGCGATACCTTTTGATGGGGGTTTCGCTTCTTCCTTTTCTGCCTTCGCCCCCCGAAGCATTAGTTCTATGCCTTTATTTATTTTAAGATCTTTCACTTTTTTGGTGCAGAGACTAATCCATTTTCCAATAAGAATTTAGCAGTCTCTACCAGACCACCAATTTCTTTTCCATCCATAATAACATAAGGAAAAGAACTTGCTTCGGGATAATCGACACGAAGTTCATCTCCGTTATTACACAACTGCTCATCATATTCAGTGATGTTCGCACGTTCAAAGAGTTGCTTTAACTTACTACAATAAGAACACCCTGGTGTAGAATAAACTTTAATCTTCATTGTACTTTTCCAATAACCCAAGACATCATACCATAAGGTGTGTCAGAAATCAAGGTCTGAGTTAGTTCTGCTACATCTGGTGGCACAACTAAACAGAATCCAATACCACAGTTGAATACATTACGCATCTCTTCCTCAGCAATGTCTCCTGCCTCTTGGATCTTGGTAAAGAGTTCTGGTCTCTCCCAAGCAGAATAGTCAACGTCAACTGTGAGACCCCTTGGAAGGCATCGTGGGAGGTTCTCAGGCAGTCCTCCACCTGTGATGTGTGCCATGCCTAGGATAGGAACTTCATCCAACAGGTGCTGGATCAGACGAGCATAGATGGTAGTTGGAACCAACAGCTCGGGCATCTCCTTATAGAAAATATAATTTCTCCACAGCATATCATTGACCAGTGTGTATCCATTACTATGAAGACCACTACTCTCAATACCTATGACTACATCACCTGCTCGGATGTTACTACCATCAACAATCTGATTCTTCTCTACAATACCAGTACAGAAACCAGCAAGGTCATAATCATGTGCCCTGAAATGCTCTGCTGTTTCTCCACCAATAAGTTCCATCCCCGCCATTGTACAACCAACATTAATCCCATACACAATGTCACTCACATTAGCATCAAGTGTTTTGGCAGAGACATAATCTAAAAAATATAATGGTTTAGCACCAGAACATATAACGTCATTGACGCACATAGCAACGAGATCCTGACCAATAGTGGTGTAATCATCAGCAATCCTACAGATATTAATTTTAGTTCCGACACCATCAGCACCAGATACTAGCACAGGTTTCTCATATCCTGATGGGACCTCCATCATTCCACTGAAACCACCATCAATCTTAGGTGCCAATACCTTTAGATACTCTACGAAAGATCGACCTTTAATAATATCAACGCCAGCAGTTTTGTAGTCCATTAGTGAATTTCTCCTTTGATAATTTGTTCACGGTTCTTTAGTTTCCATACAATGTAGTCCATGGTAGGGACACACTGAGGATTCCATCCAGCAAAAGTTGAGTGTTCTCCACTTGGTATCTGCCAACAGGGGGAGTCATCGTTTTCAAGGTCTAGTGACTCACGGTATGCTTCATCACCTAGTAGGACAACTGCTCTCTCTGCCTGGTTTAAGCTAGTGAAACAAGAAAAACAATTCTTCTTAATCTCATCAGGGATTTCGTGTTTCATTGAATAGCAAGGGGTTGTAGTCTCTCAAGGATCTCACGATAAGCAGGGACAATATCACCTTCATCGTTTCTGAATAGATCCTTATCGAATCTTTCATCACCACCAATCTTCCACAATCTCATACTATCGGGACTGATCTCATCAGCAAGTAGCAACTCACCATGTGCAGTGTATCCATACTCAACTTTAAAATCAACCAGATCAATACCTAAGATGTAGAACAATGAACGGAGAATGTCATTGATACGTAGAGTCAAGTCAATAAAAGGTTCAGGATCATATCCCATCAGACGCACACGATCTCTTGTCAACAGAGGATCATGCTTGTTATCATCCTTCAAGAAGAACTCAACAATAGGATGTGGTAGTGAGTAACCTTCTTGGAGAGTTGTCTCACGGACAATAGATCCAGCAGCACGGTTCCTACAAATAACTTCCAGTGGAACGATGTCTACTTTCCTACAGATCATCTTGTTAGCACCAACCATATTAATATAATGTGTTGGGATATGTTCTTTGGCAAGTTTCTCAAAGATAAGAGCAGAAATACTACAGCAGAGGGATCCCTTTCCTAAAGGATGATCAACCATCTCACCGTTGCCTGCTGTCACCTTATCATGATACTCAATGATGACACGATCAGCATCATCACCAGCGTATACAGTTTTGACCTTGCCTTCTACAATTACTTCCATAGAAATAGGGCGTTTAACTTTCATAGTATACAATAAAAAAGCACTCCCGTCAAGGAGTGCTGTGTCGGTTTAGGAGGTGGTCTGAATGGACAGTCTGGACACCCAGCACCACAACATCCTCTAGAAAGGTTCAGTGAAGTGCTTACCGATAACTTCGATACGTTCTTCTTCATGAGCGATGATATCTAGTTGTTCCTGAATAGCAGCAAGCACATCAGGGTGCTCACCAATACCAACAGGATTGTGTAGGTATACTTCTACGTTTGCTTTTGCTTTGGCAATATTACCTTGGGCATCAGCAAGTAGAGCATCCAACATTTTAACGCGAAGATTGCAAGACATAATAATTTTAAATTTGTTTTATTTATTGTATAGATCTTCTAGTTTTTCTCTAGAAAGATCCACATACATAACCTTCTCACCTAGTTGAGGTGCTTCAGGATGTCTCCGAGATCTAGCACCCCAGTAAATAGATTTAAGGTTGTAGTACATAAGAGCAAAGGCACCGCCAGCAATGATAGCGAAGCATGTGAAATAAAGAAATACTTCAAAGTTATTCATCATGCCTCCTGAAGAGATTGAACTGTATTGTGAAGTTCTCCAATATCTAGGAGACCTTCAGCACTGAACCATGGAGCATTTGCCCAACTAAATCCTTCACCCATGGTGCTATCGGGTGCAGTGATATACCAATGACATGCTGTGTCTGGTACATCAACAGCGCACTTACTCCAGTCATCCTGCCACTGTGGGACTTGTACCCACATCACCGCAGCAAATATAAAACTGAATAGTGCTTTAATCATTTGTGAGTTTCCGTTTTATGAGATGGTCTATTGAGAAGTTACCAGGACCACTGAGAACGATACATGCTGCACCTCCCCAGTAAAGAACTAAAAGTTCTAACAAGTAAATGTTAAATCCAGATGTAACTAGGGCATGATAAATTGCGAATGATATTGTACCTAAGATTGCTAAGGCACCCAGACGAGTGCCTAGTCCACAGATAACCATCCAACTCCCCACAATCTCAGCAAATGCTGCGAAGTATGAGGAGACGATTGGGAATGGAAGATGCAATGGTCGTACAAATGCATCCGCAAAGTTTTCAATGTTCTCTAGTTTCTCATATCCATGATGGATAAGCATGGTGCCTAACGCTATACGAAGTAATAAGAATCCTAGAGATTGAATCACAGTGCGTTACCTCTAGGTAGAACTTCTTCAGGGAAGACGAAGTTTTCATGTGGTTGATCAACTGGTGCCAACCATGCGCGTAGTCCTTCATTCAATAGGATGTTCTTAGTGTAGAACGTCTCGAACTCAGGATCTTCTGCTGCTCTGATCTCTTGACTCACGAAATCGTAAGCACGAAGATTGAGAGCAAGACCAATAATGCCAATACTGGATGTCCATAGACCCATAACAGGCACAAACAACATAAAGAAATGAAGCCACCGCTTGTTAGAAAACGCAATGCCGAAGATCTGCGACCAGAAGCGGTTTGCAGTGACCATAGAGTAAGTTTCCTCCTCTTGTGTTGAATCAAACGCCTTAAAGGTGTTTGCTTGATCTCCATCTTCGTATAATGTATTTTCAACTGTGACTCCGTGAATAGCAGATAGCAATGCTCCACCTAGGATACCAGCAACACCCATCATATGGAATGGGTTGAGCGTCCAGTTATGGAAGCCCTGTAGGAAGAGTAGGAACCTAAATATCGCTGCAACACCAAACGACGGTGCAAAGAACCAACTGGACTGTCCGAGA